TATTAGTAGTACCCTATTTGTAAGATATACAGCCTCTTAGATGAGGTCTTTATTGAAACATTTAGGTGTAACTGCCAGATACCACTCCAGCAGTAACTAGAAGTAATAAATCAATGATTACATAGCTACACGAGATTTAGAACGAGTCTTCTTCGGAAGTTTCTTTGTTTCCTTAGTCTCTTAATTATTCAAAATATAATCTCCTTTAATAAGATTATTTTTGCGAGTCTTCTCCATTTATTAAACGGGTCTCTCTTAAATTCTAAATCCAGGTGGAAGTTTGATGATAGGTTTATCAAGGAGTCTTAGTGTATCATGTTTAACAAAATAATCATGATAACAAAGAGACTTAAGATAAAGAATATAACTTACATCCTTCATCTCCTTGACAACTTTCTCCTTTATTCCAACTGATGGTTCGGAAGCTAATAAGCTCTCTATGAAATCAAAATCAGAAGGATCGGATTTGGAGTACCACGAACTAGGATCATCACATAAGTAAAGAAGTAAATCTTCTAAACCATAGTGAAGACTAGTTTTCGGGTAAACTAATTCCAACCATTCCAAACTTTTATTCATAAACCCCTCTCTTCTTCCAAAGATAATTCTCTCATATAGCGGAGTTTCAGCAAAGATATCAATAAAGATTCCCTCTAACAAGCTACTAACTAACAGATAGTCTGAAGGTAAGATAAGTGATTTAACAGTCACTTTCTTAGTTTTCCCTAAGTCAAAGTTTTGACGAAAGAATTCTTCAATCCATCTATTAGTATATGCCCGAATACCTCTAACTTCAATAGAAGACAGAGGAGAGAGTCTCTTAGGTATTGATCCTAAAACGTGAACTTTCGTTAATAAAGACGGGTCTAACGATCTTCAAGATTTCTTCAAATTTAGGAGAGTAGTCCTATAATTATTCAATATACCATAAGAATAATATCTGAGATGTGTTTCAACACCTCTAAAATGGTATCTTCATTTAAATTTAAATGGTCACTTAGGGTACGTAAGTTCCCAAGCGGCAATAATTATGGCTCTAATTCCCCAACTTGAAGATCGTAAATCTTTTATATGACCAGAACTTCGAGAACCATAACCTAACAATCTCAAGAAGCTATACAAAGGAATTTCATACTTATTCACCAAGGACAATAACATTGCCCAAGATGAATATAAAGATGAAAATTCTTTTAGAGAAGCTCCTGATAAATTAGACGTAGAGTTAATAAATCGTTTAGCAAATTCAGCGTATCCCTTGGGAGACACTAAAGATTTACTAAGATTTATCTCTACACCTAGTTGATCCATCACTGATAGATACTTACGTGCAACCTGTTTATCTAATATAACAACATCGTCTCCAAGTACTAAATAGTATTTGAATCAATAATTGTTTTTATAGACAAATCAGGCGCAGTACTGAACTATCAAGTGATGAGTGATTGCTAGCATGGCTCAAGAACTAAGGGCACCCATGGGTTGTCCGGTAGAGTACCGGACGGAAGATGGAAGGTTTTCACCTTTCCTCTTGGGAACAATGTAATCACGATTAGTGAGCAAGTTCCCCCAATGAGTACCCAATTCTGGATATACAAAATTTAAAAGATGAATTTGCAATAATAAAGGTAATCTATCAGTGGCAGCGCTAAGATCATAAGAAAAAGCTAAGGGCCTATCTTTCAATAATAATTGAAGATGAGCTACAGCTGAATCCTGATCAAAAGTACCATCTGTTTTATAAACTTCTTGTATATATTTCAATATACTAAAAAGATATTTATGCAGAGGTCGCAAAACCCACTGAGTTACACAATCTACTAATGCAAAAACCCGAACTTTACCAGGTTCTTCTTTAAAAGCTAGACGACCCAAAGGACCAATAAAATACTGGTCTTTAGACATTAGTCTTCGACTAATGTATCAATCTCTGTTTAAAGCAGAGTGAACTCGTTCTAGTCCAGTGGCGAGGGTAAGTAGTCCCTGTCATATTTCCTTAATCTTAGGCTCCTTATTTGGACAATCATTAAAAAAGAATTTTATTGAAGGTCATAAAGAAGGATCTTGTTTTAAAGACAATAAAGCCACTAAGAAACCTGAAGTAGAATTACCTTTCTCTAAACCTCTTTTAATTTTCCCTTTTTTCAACACATTTGTAAAAACATGTGTAGAAGAAGAACCCTTCGCATGGATTACGAAAGGTTCCCAAGTTCAATTAAAAGATGGAAGAGGAAGAAGCTTAAAGAAGAGAGGTATGAATTTTAATAATCCAGTATCGATAGAACCTAATCAGGGATCAGTAATAGTACTGATCTTTACTTTTCCTGAATAAGGTAAAACTCGATACAAATTAAGGATCGTTAATATTCATTGAATAGCTCAACCCTGTTTAGTACGCAATAAACGACGAAGATATATAGGATAAATATAAGGGATTCCTCCCTTATTTAGTTTTACTTTTAAACCATAGGAATAAAAAGTTGCAGAATTATCTGAACTAATATATTTCATGGTGTATAAAGATAAAGCTTTCATGTATTTACATACATAAGCTATCCCATTCTTCTTCCGAAGTTTATCAAGTCTAATCAAGAGTATAATAGTTGATCTAATTACTTCTGGTTTCACACTTCCTACTCTTATTCTAATCACATTAATCAGTGATCACAATAAGGAAGGAACTCGATTATTCGAGCTATGCCAAGCAAAAGATTTCTTCAAATAAGATAAGCTTTGTCGTAGAGTTTGAATTATTTTATAATTTAAATTTCTTGATTCAGCATTATTTATTTAATTAATCCCTATTTGCTCCGGTTTTTCCTCATTTCTGAGGGGCCCAGGCAGGTTGATGAACCAGGAGAGGATCTCCTTAAGGTTTTAATAAGGCAAGGTTTTCACCCTCCTTATTATTCCTTTCTCTTGATATGATAACTCATATAAGACATTGCGCACTAATAAAGCAGGGTGCTAACCAACTTTACTAGCTCAGACTTACGACAGCTGAGCAAAACTTCTTAGATGAGGTCATACCAAGAGCATCTGCTCTTGGGGCCCAATTAAGGGTCGGGGAGAGACTTTTCCCCGGGGATCCGCCGTTAGGCAG